GGTAAGAATTCAATTAAGGCTCTTACAGGAACAAATGTTGCAGACTTTGTTGTTTCTGAAATCACAACAAACTTAGGTTGCTTAGTTCCAGATAGTGTGATAGAACTGGCAGGTACATTGTTATTCTTAGGTCCAGACGGATTCCGTCCTATTGCTGGTACGGCTAAGATTGGTGACGTTGAGCTTGAAACTGTTTCTAAGAAGATTCAATCAGTTGCTTCTGATTTGTTGGTTGACTTGGCTTCTGGTAATACAGATCCAGAGACTCTTTCTGCTGTTGTGCTTAGAAAGAAATCTCAGTTTAGATTGTTGACACCAAGCGAAGGTATCTTTGGAATTGTTGGTGGATTGAGACAGACAGACAGTGGCATTACTTATGAGTATGGCTTGTTGTATAACATGATTGTTACATGTGCTTCAAGTGGTTATGTTGGCTCTGATGAAATTGTTATTCATGGAGATGAGACAGGTAAGGTATATAAGCAGGAGAGTGGTACATCCTTTGGGGGTACAGACATCCTAAGCGTATATCAAACACCTTATTATTATTTCCAAGATCCTACAATTCGTAAGAACTTCTATAGCATTAATACATTCTTAAGAAGTGAAGGAACAGCTAACATTGTGTTCTCTGTTTCTTATGACTTTGAAGACAGTATTAATGTGTATAACCCAGCCAACTTTAACATCAACACAACTGGCTCAGCTTCCTATTACAACGAAGCCATTTACGATAGTACAGCCATCTATGATGGTAATCCTTCACCAGTAGTGAAGACACCGTTTACAGGCTCTGGTTTTTCCATTGCCTTTAAATATGTTACGAATGATCAGAACGCTAGTCATACGATTCAGGGATTGGTCTTGAATTATTCAATGAATGATAGGCGCTAAGGAGAACTACCTTGACAGGTTATGTAAGACAATCAGCAGCAGACATTGTAGCAACAGAGGTTATTAGGGCTACGCCTATTAATAACGAACTGAATGCTATTCGTAATGCTTTCAGTGCTTCGACAGGACACAGACATGATGGTACAGCAGCCGAAGGTACTTCTGTTCCTGTCATTGGTGACTTAGACTTTAACAATAAGATTGCTGTAGACACTACCAATAATAGACATGGTGTGTTTGTTGAGGTGAGTGGTAGTCCAGTAGAACAAATTCGTTTTGTTGATGGAGCAATCTTACCAGTAACAAACAATGACATTGACTTTGGTTCTAGTTCTTTTAGATTTAAAGATGGATATGCAGCAGGTACTTTTGTATTTGGTGGTGTTGTTATTACCAGTGCTGACATTAACGGTGGCACTATTGATGGAACAGTTATCGGTGCTTCTTCTGCAGCAGCCGCTACAGTTACTAACTTAACAGTTAATACAGGAGCAGTCATTGCTTCTGCTGATATTAATGCAGGTACTATTGATGGTACTGTTATTGGTGGTAGTGCTGCACAAGCAATTACAGGCACTACAGTTACTGCCACTACAGGTTTTGTTGGTGGCCTCACTGGTGCTGTCACTGGCAATACAGCAGGTACACATACAGGAGCTGTTGTTGGTAATGTTACAGGCAACTTAACTGGTAATGTTACAGCCTCTACAGGCACATCAACATTTAACGATGTCACCATCAATGGTGGATTGAACATGGATGCTGGCACTGCTGCCACCATCACCAACTTAACATCTCCTACAAATGCTGGTGATGCAGCCACCAAAGGTTATGTTGATACTTCTATCAGCAACTTGGTTGCTTCTGCTCCCGGAGTGTTAGACACTCTAGATGAATTGGCTGCTGCTTTAGGTGATGATGCCAACTTTGCCACCACAGTAACAAACTCCATTGCCACTAAGCTAGCTCTTGCTGGTGGCACTATGAGTGGTGCTATTGCTATGGGTACTTCTAAGATTACAGGTCTTGGCAATCCCACAGCAAACCAAGACGCAGCAACTAAGACTTATGTAGACACTGCTGATGCATTAAATCTTGCTAAGGCTGGTGGCACAATGTCTGGTGCTATTGCAATGGGTACTAATAAGATCACTGGTTTAGGTGATCCTACAAATGCTCAAGACGCAACCACTAAAAATTACATTGATACATTGTTTGGTAGCACAACAACCGCTGCAAATTCTGCAGCCACTGCCACCACTCAAGCGGGTATAGCCACTACACAAGCAGGTATTGCTACCAATCAAGCAACCATTGCTACTACACAAGCAGGTATTGCTACCACGCAAGCTGGCCTAGCTGCTGCTTCTTATGATGCTTTTGATGATCGTTATCTAGGTAGCAAGACTTCTGCACCTACACTTGATAATGATAGTAATGCTTTATTAACTGGTGCTCTATATTGGAATTCTGTTTCTAACATCATGTATGTGTACACAGGTTCTTCTTGGGTTGCTGCTGGCTCAGCAGTTAATGGAACCTCTGAAAGAACTGTATACACAGCTACAGGTGGACAGACAACTTTCTCAGCTACATATGATGCTGGATATGTTGATGTATATTTGAACGGTGTTAAACTTGTTGTTAGTTCAGACTTCACAGCAACAGACGGTCTTAATGTTGTGTTAGCTTCAGGTGCTGTGTCTGGGGACATTGTAGACATTGTTGCTTATGCTGCATTTGAGCTGGCTAATGTGTATACACAGACACAATCTGATGCTAGGTTTTTAAGAGTTTCTAATAATTTATCTGATCTTAATAGTGCTTCCACTGCTAGAACAAACTTAGGTTTGGCAACTGTGGCATCTACAGGATCTTATAATGATTTGTCTAATACACCAGCGGGTTTCACCACTGGTAAAGCCATTGCTATGAGCATAGTTTTTGGGGGCTAGTAATGTGGTCTGAAGAACAACGTCAATTAGCTAGAGAGCGCTCACTTAAAAGGTGGGCTGATCCTGCTTATCGTGAAAAAGTTATATCAGCATCAAAGAAGCCTCCTCTTTGCCCTCAGTGTGGTGATGTAAATATAGAACATTTTTATGTTTCTAAACTTGGTAAAAGAACAAATGCTTATTGCAAACCTTGCCATAAAATAAGAACTAACGAAAACTGGCACTCTAAAACTATTCTTGAAAAACAAGCATCTCGTGTAAAAGCAATGTATGGAATTACACCAGAAGAATATATAATGATGTATGAAAAACAAGAAGGTAAGTGTGCTATTTGTGGGCAATTGCCTACAACTTTAAGAGGCTTGCATACTGATCATAATCATATAACTAATAAAGTTAGAGGATTGTTGTGTCATGGATGTAATACTGGTATCGGTGCTTTGAAAGAAGATACCGAAATTCTTTCAAATGCTATAAAATATCTCAGGAGTTAAAAATGGCTGCCCCTAACATTGTCAATGTTGCAACAATTACAGCAAAGACTACCTACGCTACACCGTCTAATACATCAGCAACTGTATTACTTGCTAACACTACTAGTTCTAATAAAGTGTTTAAAGTGAATATGATTATTGCTGCTAATGTGGATGGCACTGGTGCTTATGATGCAACGGTAGCGGTGAACACTGCTGCTGATGGATCTGGTACTTCATATCCATTGGCATCAACTGTATCAATACCACCAGATGCTTCATTGATTGTGTCTGACAAATCAACTTCTTTCTATCTTGAAGAAAATAAATCGATTGTTGTTACTAGCAGCACAGGCTCTAAGATTGCCTACACAGTAAGCTACGAAGAACTCTCTTAATAGACTATGTCCAAAAGAGTAGGTGGAATCTTAAGTGCTGGACGTAACGGCATTAACTACCCTGTCACAGCGGTGGAATACCTTGTCGTGGCTGGCGGGGGTGGTACTACTAGTGCTATTAGTGGCGGTGGTGGTGCTGGCGGTTTATTAACTGCTACAGGGTATGCGGTAACTATTGGTTCAGCAATTACCATAACCATTGGTGCTGGCGGTGCTGGAAGCACAACTGGTACTGGCAATGATGGTGGCACATCAAGCATTGCTGGTGGCACAACAATAACCGCAACAGGCGGTGGCGGTGCTGGTGGCTCAACTGGTCGAACTGGTGGTTCTGCTGGAGGTAGTGGATATTTTGTTACAACAGTTGTTGCTGGCACATCAGGGCAAGGAAACGCTGGTGGTGGCGGTGCGGGTAATGGTTCATCAATTTTAACTGGTGGAGGTGGCGGTGGTGCTGGCTCTGCTGGACTAAGTACAAATGGAAACATTGGCCTTACAGGTGCAGGTGGGTCTGGGCTTGTTTCTAGTATTACAGGCTCACCACAAGTTTATGCAAGTGGTGGTTCTGGTGGCGGGAAAAACACAACTACTGTTGTTGGATTAACTACCTATGGTGGTGGCGTTGGTGCATCATCGACAAACAACACACAATCTAAAGGCACGGATGGATTGCCAAATACAGGTGGCGGTGCTGGAGGCGCACCTGATTATGGTGGCGGTGGTGCTGTCAATCAAGCATCAGGCGGCTCTGGCATCGTAGTCATCCGCTACCCATCTTACTTAGCCCCTGCTACATCAACAACAGGCTCACCAGA